ATGGCGACTATCGAACAGCGTCCCAATGGGACATGGCGGACCAAGATCCGCAAAAAGGGATACCCGGCACTTTCGGCTTCGTTCGACACGAAGGCGGAGGCGCAGCGGTGGGCTTCTGAAATCGAGGGGGATATGTCGCGCAAGCGCTTCGTCGATACCCGAGAGGCGGAAGCCACGACGGTTGCGAAGGCTTTTGAGCGCTATGCGCGGGAAGTATCTGCGCTGAAGAAGGGTGCCCGCCAGGAGCTTACCCGGATAAAGACATGGTCCGATGGCAAGTACGGCGGCAAGTCGCTGGCTGAACTGCGGTCATCCGACCTGGCCGAGTACCGTGATGCGCGCCTTGCGGAAGGAGCATCGACCAACACCATACGGCTGTCGCTGGCACTGATCAGCCACTTGTACACCGTGGCGATCAAGGACTGGGGGATTGAGGGGCTGAGCAACCCAGTGGCAAAGCTGAGGATGCCGAAGGGTAGCCGGGAGCGTGACCGCCGGCCGAGTGCCGCCGAGTTGAAAGCAGTTATCAAGGCTGCTGGTGCAATTCATGCGGAGATGCCGGTGATCATTGAGATTGCCGTCGAGACAGCAATGCGCCGGGGCGAACTGCTGACGCTCCGTCGAGGCGACATCAAGGGAAAGCATGCGCTGCTGGAAGACACCAAGAACGGCAGCCGCCGGCTGGTGCCGCTATCGATCCGTGCCCGCGCGCTACTTGATTCGCTGCCAGCGCGCATTGACGGCCAGGTGTTCTCCCTGGCCCCGCACTCAGTCAGCCAATATTTCCTGCGTGCCTGCAGGGCTGCCGAGGTGAAGGACCTGCACTTCCATGACCTGCGGCATGAAGGAACGTCGCGGCTATTTGAGAAGGGGCTGTCGATCATGGAGGCGGCTTCTGTGACCGGACACAAAACCATGGGGATGCTCAAGCGGTACACCCACCTGTGCCCTGACACCCTGGCCGACAAGCTCGGTTAACCGACACGGGCGAGCGTCGGCGGCGTCTGACGCTTCCGGCCCGGGCGCGCCGGCGCGTGCTTGCCCTCCTCGAACTCCTGCAAGAACTTGCGCACCGTGCTGACCCTCCAGCAGATCCGGCTTCCCTGTTTGAAGAACGGCGGCAGCCAATGCGCGCCGGCCTGTAACGCGCTGCGGATAGAGGATTCCGACCGGCCAAGCATCTTGGCCAACTCCGGCACATGAATTACTTCCGGTTCCATAGTTGCCTCCCGCAGCCCATTCCGGGCCGCGCTGAATTGTTAGTCATTTGGTGTCCTTGCCGCGCTGGGCGGCAGAAGGTGAGTTATAAGCGGATGCGGAAAACGCCAGGCTCTTCGTAGTTGCCGATTGCCTGCTCCATGAGGGCGTAGGTTTTCGGTGCGTTTTTGGCCTTGCACCAATCCATGCCGGCCTCGTCGACGAAGGTTTGGCTGATCTCTGCCCAGTTGGCTGCCAGACCAGCCCATGCAGGACTGCGCGATTTCATTTCCGGCATGCGCTCTTTCCACTCTGGTATTAGATCCAGCAGCAAGAGGCAGCGATTGAGGTCGTCAGGGTCATGTGGGTGATTCCAGCGGTCCTTGTCAGCATTACCTGTCATGTGGCAGTAGATCGCCTTTGCGGACATGCCTACGCGGCCATTCAGGATCCATGCCTGGGCTCGTTCCGCCACTGTCGTGTCAGATCCCGGCATGGACGTGTCGTATCCCACTGGGCACCCAGCCGATTCAAGCGCTTTGACACACGCGTCTTCGAAGCCTTTCTGCTTAACCTTTCCCTGCATCAGCAGATTCATAACCGGGACGATTGCGTCCAGTTGGCGCTGATTCAGGATGTGGCCTTTCAATTCTAAGGACATGGGAAGTACCTCGCCCGCCGCTCACCGGCAGGCATGTAGGGGGATTGGGGTTATTTGCTGCGCTTGAATTCAGTGCAGCGAACGATCACGGTCTGGGCGTCACGGGCAAGAGCCGGCATGGTGCTGAACGGTAGGTGGCTGCAGTTGCGATGGGCATGCACGCAGGTGCGACACATGCCGCCCTTCGGTTGGTGCGTCATGGCCTATGCCCCTTGTAGATGAAGACGTAGGCGAACCAGAGGGTGGCGATCATCAGCACTCGCTCCAGTTCATGGCCTGGATGTATTCGCACGGAACCATCAGGTGGTCGGGTGGCACTGTGCTTTCGGTCTTGGTGTCGCCGAAATAGGCAATGGCGGCCTGAGCGCGCTCAAGCGACAGTTGGGCATGACGCATCTGCCAGGACTTGCGCTGCTTGTACGAGCGCAGTGCCAGGGATTTATCGGTGTACGCGAATCGCCGGCCATGCTCGCCACCATCCTTCAGCACACGCTTGCGGTACTGCTTCAGCAGGGATTCACGTTGCGAGCCGCCGAAGAGGTTGTTGTGGAATTCGTCCACGATGTACCAGCACTGATCGGTTTCGCCGATAACCACGTACTTTTTGCAGGTGACTTCCAGACCTTTCGGGTCGAGCTCGTCGACGTAGCGATAATGGTCCGGGCCGAGTTTTATCTTTTCCATGGTCGAGCTCGTCCTTGCCGCTATAGCGGCTGACTTTGAAGGGGGAGGGGTTACAGGTTTTGCGGGTGGGGTACGGATGTACTCCTATCGGGATCAGACGCCCGGGCGGCCCTTGAAGGCGAGCCAGATGTAGTGGCGGCCTTTGGCTGTGACCTTAATCTTGCCAACCTGCCGGTTCCAGGTGATCAGCCGTAGCTCTTCAAGGATGGTCGTCAGCGTGTGGCCCTGGTGCCAGCCGGCCAGCGCCTTGATGCAGCCCTGGGCCAGTAGTCCGCGGAAGTCATCGTGGCCGAAGTTCGTGCCCTGGAATGAACCGTGCATCTGCTCGTCGCTCACCAGGTCGGTGATGACGCGCACGTTCGGGTCAAGGCGGTAGGATTTGTGGGTCATGGCAATTCGTCTCCGACGATCATCCTGCAGGGGCCAAGCCTTACAGCTGCCAGCTCTTCCACCAGTTCGTTGATCCGATCTTGAGCCTGATCAACAACCTTTTGCGCCTCGTGCACATCGATCCAGTTGCCCATGGCTTGATCTTCGAACTTCTGCACCGACTTTCCGGATGGTGAAAGCAGGAAGGCGTATCGCGGTAGAGCATTCAGCTTGTCCCAGAACTCAAAGCCTTCGCGGGTTTTGATATTTCTCACGATGCATTCTCCGTTACCAGATCATGGGCCTTCACAACCGTCATGCCGAGGCGTTCGGCGATCAGGACTTCCAGGCGGGCACCCTTTGAATGCTCCCAGCCGGGCAGGGTGGCCACGGTGTCGCACTCCATCAGGGCGACAATGTCGCGCCGCATGCAGTCGGTCCAGGTCCCGCCGTCGGGGTTGATCTCGGCGGGGTTGGTGACGGCGTTGCCGCTGGCGCGCAGGCTGGTGGTCATTGCGTGGAAGGCGGCGAAGTTGAGGCCGGGCAGGCCGGTCATGGGGCCGCTCAGGTAAATCCGTTTCATGGGGAGTCCTTGCCGGGCCATGCCCGGGCGGTGGAGTTGGATTAGGCTGCGTCAGTTGTTTTCGATCGAGAGCAAGGGGAATGCTGTTGCTGCCACTCGTGGAACCTGTCCATTGCCAAGGGCCTTAAGTCGGTCCAGCCTGTTGGCCATCCCATTAACCACTCGACCCACTCCGGGCTCAGTTGGCCATGCAGCGCCGAAGGTCTGACCTGCGCAGATAGCTTCGGCTCGCCTCGGCTGTTCCACTTTCCCTTGGGCCGGCTGACTGCGTCGTCCGCCACCGGCGTCTGCCATAGCTTGACCGCACTGCTCAGACCCCAGCCGGATGTCTTGCTTGATCCTGGCTGGTTGTGGTTCCCGTGAACCGTTGGCGTTGGCCACAATCCAAATGCGATCGCGCTGATGGGGCGCTCCGCAATCGGATGCTGAAACAAGGCACCAGCTCGCGTCATACCCCATTTCGGCAAGGTCACTAAGGACCAGTGCAAGTCCTCTATCCACAAGCCTTGGTGAGTTTTCCACGTAGACGAAGCGAGGTCGTACCTCGACGATGATTCGTGCCATTTCACGCCAGAGGCCTGAGCGGGCACCATCGATTCCGTCGCCATTCCCGGCAGCTGATATGTCCTGACACGGGAATCCGCCAGAAACCACGTCAACAAGTCCGCGCCATGGTCTTCCGTCAAAACTGCACACGTCAGACCAAATCGGGAAAGTTGGGAGGGCTCCATCGTTTTGTCGTTGCGCCAGAACTTGTGCGGAGTAGGCATCACGCTCAACGGCGCAGACGGTACGCCACCCGAGCAGGTGGCCGCCGAGTATTCCTCCACCAGAGCCTGCGAAAAGAGCCAGCTCATTCATTTATCCTCCATGCAGCCGGCAACCTCGCCGGCTGGCGTGATTCATTGATATGGGGTATTACGGGTGACCGGCATGGAGCCGGATCAAGCGGCGGCGCTGGTCGCTTCTTTGATCGCCATGATGGCGTTAGCGGCGTGGCGCACGTAGTACAAGCGAGCCATAAGGCTTGGGCATGGTTTGCTGATCGTGGACTCCCAGAGGTCGCTGCCACCAATAAGTTCTTCGTTTTCGCGCAGGAAGTCATAGGCCAGCACAACCTCGCTGTCACAGCCATCGGCGAAGGTCTCGACCTCCTCAACTACATCAGCCAGTTCGGCGAAAGGAAGGCGCTCGTCTTCCGCCTCCTCGCGTTCTCGCATCCACTCGACCAACTGTTCAGCCTGCTCCAGGTTTGCGCCCTTATCCGGGATTTCAGCGAGCCATTCAGGGACTTCATCGCTCGGTAGTTCGTAATAAATCCGGCTGGCAACGCACTCGCACACCGTGTCACGGATCGCGTCGAAGTCGATCACCGCACGCTTGATGTCACCATCCAACTTCTCATGTAGATAGCCATCACTCTGATGACGCAAGAAGTTGATGCCGTAGCTGGCGCCGACGTGGAACACGAGCGGGCCGATGTCGCCCATCATGCTCATACCGAAGCGGGTAACGCAGATGTCGAACCCGTAGAAGCTGCTGCCTGGACGTGCGCAGCGCCAAACCTCGACGCCGTTTTCATTCACCAGTTGGGTGTATTGGTGTTGGGCCAGATCTTCCTGGACGCGGGCGGTGAGTGTGGCGCTTTCATGTTCTCTCATTGATTATCTCCAGTCAGGCGCCGCCTTCCGGGTTACCGGATGCAGCGAGTAGGGTGGGTTATTCGTCGCCGTCGTCTTCGGCGTTCATTTGGAGCGATTCGGCGAAGCCCGCTTGCCGCAATTTGCGCGCCACGCTTTCTGTTATCTCGTAAACGTGGGGCTTAATTTCGAATAGAGGGGCGGACTTCTCCGCACCCAACGAGTGGGCATATGCGATCAGTCGCCAGATGGTTGTTCGGTCTTT